TGGCCGATTAAAGCGTGCGTGAGTCTGGGGATCCACCCCGCGAGCCGTAGAACGGCCGACCTGCGATTAAAAGGAGAAAGATGGCTGGGAGAGGTCCAGCACCGAAGGCGGAGCGGCAGAGACCGTCCGACACGAAGGCGCGAGCCAGCGAGATGACGAAACTTACTGCTGACGAGCAACTGCGCGGGCCGGATCTTCCGGAGGGTGAATGGCACCCGCGAACCGTGGATTGGTTTTCGAACTGGCGCAGAAGTGCGGTGGCTCAGACGTTCGTAGACACCGACTGGGATTTTCTGATCGACACCGCCGTGTTGCATAGTGAGATGTGGAACGGTAACTTGGGGCACGCGGCGGAGCTCCGACTGCGTGTCGGTAAACTTGCGGGCACACCAGAGGATCGGCTGCGTATGCGTATCACAATTGATAAGGAAGAGCAACAAGCGGCGGCGGCTCGCAGTATGACTGACGACCGTAAGGCGCGACTGCTCGCAATCGTCAATGAATAGTCTCGGTTATGCGCTCGTGGATTGGGTCGAGTTTCACCTTGTTCACGGACCAGGTGATATTGAGGGCGAACCGATTGTGCTTGACGATGAGTTTGCCGCGTTTATCTGTAAGGCCTATGCGCTTAACGATCAAGGTAAGAGATCCGTTCGGCGTGCGGTACTGTCGCGTCCTAAAGGTCGAGCGAAGTCGGAGTTGGCTGCGTTTCTCGCTGTCGCCGAGGCTTTAGGTCCGGTGCGGTTTTCGCATTACGCGGAGGACGGCGAGGTGTCTGACTGGGGGTACGCCTACGAACCTGGGGAACCTGTCGGTAAACCTGTGCAGCGACCTGAGGTTTTGTGTTTCGCAACCGAGTTTGGGCAGGCCGGTAACACGTATGACGCGGTGCGGTTTATTTGTAGCACCGCAGAGAAACTTACCGCGAGGTACCCGGGGATTGATGTCGGGTTGTCGCGCATTGTTTTACCAACCGGCGGTTCGATCACACCGGAGTCGGCTGCGGATTCCTCTAAAGACGGCGGCAAATCCACGTTCGTTGTGTTCGATGAAACGCACTTATGGGTTTTGCCTCGCCTAAAAAGACTGCACCAAGTGGTGGCTAGGAACCTGCTAAAGCGCAAGATTGCTAGCGGCTGGGCGTTAGAGACAACAACGATGTACGCACCAGGCGAGAAATCTGTGGCGGAAGGCACGCACGAGTATGCACAGATGGTGTCGGAAGGGCGCACCAAGGATAACACTTTGCTGTTTGATCATAAGCAAGCCGGCGCAAAATGGAAGCACACGAACAAGCGAGATCGCATTGAAGGTCTGAAGGAAGTGTACGGGCCGGCGCAAGAGTGGATGGATCTAGACGCAATCGCCGAGTCTTACGATGACCCGCAGACCACCGAAGCCGAATGGCGCAGATACTGGTTTAACCAACCGGTGACGATCCAAGGCCAGTGGTTGCCGCAGGCGGCGTGGGACGAATGTTTTAATGCGCGACCGATACCGGACGGTGCAGACGTTGTTCTCGGCTTGGACGGTTCTTTTAGTCGTGACGCTACCGCGCTTGTTGTCGTGGAGATGGGTGACTTCCCGCATCTGTCGGTGGTGAATATCTGGGAGAGACCGCCAGGTCAGCCAGAGTGGACTGTCCCGATCCTCGATGTCGAGGAAGCCGTGCGCACGGCGTGTCTGCGCTGGTCGGTGCGCGAGATAACGGCAGACCCGCATTTGTGGGCACGCAGCCTGGAGCTCCTCGCCGCGGAAGGTTTACCCGTCACATCTTTCCCGCAGAGTCCGGCGCGAATGACACCAGCAACACAGAGATTTATGACGATGATCCTGGAACGTCAAATGACACACGACGGTAATCCCGCGCTTACGCGCCACGTCAGCAACGCGGTGTTAAAGAAAGACGCCAGAGGCGTGCGCATTTACAAAGAAAATAGAAACAGTGACCGCAAGATTGACGCCGCTGTTGCAAGTATTATGGCTGTTGAGCGTGCAATGTCACAAGTCGAGCAGCCGCAGGAACCGAGTCCTTTCTTTTTCGTTTAGGAGCGCCGCATGCCTACCGTACTGCAAGTCATCGGTTTGATAGCAATATTTGTTGGCGTGTACGTCATCTGGTGGCCTGCTGCGATTATTCTCGGAGGCCTGACAATCCTGATGTTCGGTGTATTACTTGAGATGAATAACAGCAAGGAGAGGCGCGAATGATTGGCCGGTTACTTGGTCGAGGCGAGGAACGTGCAATCTCCTACCAGACCCTTTTCGCCAGCGGTGCGGATTTTAATCTCACAACACCCAGCGGTAAGGTTATTAATGAACTGACGAGCCTGAAAATCGGTGCCGTTTACGCAGCGGTTCGACTATTAACAGACACGATTAGCACTTTGCCGGCGGATAGTTTCGTGCGGTTCGATGGTGCGCGGAGACCATTTCGCCCGCGACCTCGTTGGCTTGACACACCAGACTCGGGCACAACCCGCGAGGATCACATTGCTCAGGTGATGATTAGTCTGCTGCTTGACGGTAATGCTTTCGTCCGTGTGTATCGCGCCGCCAGCGGTGGAAACACAGGGCTACCGACAGCCCTGGTTGTGCTCGACCCGAAGAAAATCGAAGTCAAGCGCAACAATGAAGGCGAAGTAACCTACATCTTTGATGACAAGGTCACACTGAGCCGCAACGATGTTCTGCATCTCACGGAGTTAAAGAAACCTGGCGAACTGCGCGGCATCAGCCGTATCGAACAAGTCAAAGACACTCTCGGTATCGCCGCCGCACTTGATGAGTTCAGCGCAAGGTTCTTCGGTCAAGGAAGCACAACGACCGGGATCCTTGAGCTGCAATCCATGCTTACAAAAGAACAAGCAATGGAGCTCAAAGAAACCTTTGAGGCGTCACATCGAGGAATACACAAAGCGAACAAGATCGGTGTCCTCGGTGGCGGTGCGAAGTTTGTGCCGACGCAGATCGAACCTGAAAAAGCCCAGATGTTGGAGAGCCGCCGTTTTGCGGTAGAGGAAGTGGCGCGTGTTTTTCGCGTACCTCAGCACATGCTGCAAGTTGCGGCACCAGGTGTCCAGTCATACTCAAGTAACGAACAGAACGCGATACAGTTTGCGGTTTACACGCTGCGACCTTACTTGGCGAAACTAGAGGCGGCCTACAGCACGCTGCTGCCAGGCGAGGCGTTCATCAGGTTTAACATGGACGGGTTGCTTCGAGGTGACCTTAGTAGCCGTTACTCGGCGTATAGCACTGCTTTACAGTCCGGGTTTATGTCGATCAACGATGTTCGACGCCTCGAGGACTTCCGTGGCGTGGACGGCGGCGACAGTTATCGAGTCCCGCTAGCCAATGTGAATGTCGAGGCTGCAAATATTACTGAGCAGGATAAGCGCGTCACGATGTTGGCGAAACTTGTGCAGTTAGGTTTCGATCCCGCGGAGGCTCTTGAGGTTGTCGGTCTCCCGCGGATCTCGCATACTGGTCTTCCGACGGTGCAGTTGCAGCAGCCGGCGACTCTTAACCCAGATGACCCGGAAGAGGCTTACCCGGTTCGATCCGACATGGAAATGTTTGATATCCAAGAAATGATTGACATGTCTCTGCGAACCGCACCAGCCCCAGTTGTGAATGTGCAAGTCCCGGAGCCGTCCGCGCGGTCACGAAAAATCAAGCGTGACGACAACGGCGATATTGTCGAAATCGTGGAGGAATAGAAATGGGTCTGAACAACGCTGGTCTTAACCTGCAGGTTGCGGGTCTTACTTCTGCGGCGTCACACGTTAGCCTGCATACGGCAAGCCCAGGGACTGACGGTAGCAACGAGGTCACGGGCGGTTCGTACACGCGAGAGGCGGTTAGTTGGGCGGCGGCCGCAAGCGGCTCGGCTGCGACGGACGCGAACATTGTCTTTGAAGTACCAACCGGTGTGACGATTACCCATCTTGGTTACTGGTCCGCCTCTTCCGGTGGAACGTTTTACGGCTGGCGAGCACTTAACGCCTCGCAGACTTTCTCTTCGGCTGGTACCTACACGATTTCTTCTGGGAACCTTACTGAAACTGTGTCGTGATGGCTGGGCTGTTTACGCTTAACAGCGCAACGCTCGGTGTCCTTGACACGAATGTTCTCGGCGGGCAAGGCACAGGTTTCGTCACCGGGTCGAACACGAGTTCGGGAACTGTTACCGGAACGCTTGGTCACAGCGGTACTGTAACTGGTTCGAATACGAGCACCGGGGCTGTTACAGGAACCGCCAGCGGTGGCACATCGCCTCGAGGTTACCCGTACAGAAAACAAGTAAAGGCGGCTGCGTTTGTCGGCAGCGCGTCTGGTCATAATGTTTCATCTGGTCGAGTTCGCGGCTCGGCGAGTTTAGGCGGTACAAGTATCGGCCAAATGCGCAGCATTGGTGGGGCTGACGGTCGCAGTAGATTACATGTTCGCCCTATGCGTTTCCATGCGGAAGGTTTTGTGAACAGTGATCTGTCGGAAGCGGAGAAAAGACGGATCAAAGATGAGCAGGAACTTAAGTTGATCGGCGTTTTGTGAGGAGCCACATATGACTATGTCACAAGCGGTTTACACTCTTAGTAATACAACGGTGACTGAGATTGTTTCGCCGTCTGTTGAGCCTCAGTTCGTAACGCTGCACAACATGACCAAAAGCAGCAACGAATACATCCACTATGGCAACGCGAGCGTCACCCTGCTTAACTCGCCGCACCTGGATCCTGGCGAGACTTTAGCCTTGACCCTGCTTAGCGGTGAGAGCCTGCACGCTATGAGCGACTCTGACGGGCTTGATGTTGGTGTCTTGGTGCAGAAACAGAACTGATGCCTTACTTTATTACTGATGACGCCTACGGCTGCTCCGGCTGGGCGACTATTAAAAATGATGGTGAGGTTCTCGGCTGCCATAAAACCAAGCAGGCAGCGATTGACCAGATGGTTGCGTTGTCTGTGGCTGAAGATATCGAACCAGGCGGGGAACGGAGCTACCACGGTGGCACGCCTGCCCCGAAGAAAGACCAGATCAAAGGCAGTAAGAAAAACCCAGAGGGCAGCGCAAGCGGATCCGGTAACAGTATTAAGTTAAGCGCGAGAACTGAAACCACATTAAAAAACAAAGCCGATGAGCATAACGAAAAAATGCGTGAACGTAATCGGCCGGAATGGACTCGCGTTCGCCTTGGTGCATTGAAGGCGGTTTACAGGCGCGGGGCAGGTGCTTACAGCACGAGTCATCGGCCTGGTATTAGTCGAAGTGCGTGGGCTTTTGCTCGTGTTAATGCTTTCTTGTTTTTGGCGCGAACTGGTCGACCGCAGCGCAAAACATATGTCCAGGATAATGACTTACTGCACCCGGATCACCCGCGACGCACGAAGAGAGATCTGCGAGCCGTTTCGGTTCCAGAGTACGTCCAGGAAGCCGCGAAGCGCGGTCTAAAACTTTATCGGGAAGGTAAAGGTGGGAAAGGTCTCACCGAAGGAACGCTGCGTGAGGCTCGTGCAATGGCTCGCGGACGAATGTCTGACGACAAGGTAATACGAGCGAATGCGTGGGCTGCTCGACATAAAGTTGATTTGCAGCGTCCGAAAAATAATGATCCCGATAATCGTGAATGGCCTGGACCAGGTGCCGTGGCGCATTATCTCTGGGGGATTGACCCGTTAAACCCAGAGCCTGCAAGGAAATGGTTAAGCAAGCAAGCAGAAAAGATTAAAGGCGAAAGAGGGCAAATGTCTACTGTTGAGATGCGCCAAGTCCAGGTGCAGGATCTTGAGTTGCGAGAGGAAAGCGGCGGTCGGTCTTTTAGTGGTTACGCCGCAGTGTTTAACAGCGACAGTGAACCGCTACCGTTTATTGAGCAGATCCGACCTGGTGCCTTTGAGCGAACCCTGTCAAGCCGTAATCAGATTAAAATGTTTGTAAACCACGAGGACACAATGGTGCTGGCTTCGACTCGCGCCGGTACGTTGCGCCTTAAAGAGGACTCACGAGGCTTGCGAGTGGACGCGGATCTACCCGAAACAAGTTACGCCAAGGATCTCGCCGTGTTAATGAAGCGCGGTGACGTGGACTCCATGAGTTTCGGTTTTCATGTACCGGCCGGAACCGATGAGTGGAGCTCCGACGGTCAGCGTAGGTATCTCAACGAAATCGCCTTGCGTGAGGTTTCTATCGTCACAGGGTTCCCGGCTTACGAAGCCACAAGCGCAACTATTCGTAAAGCAACTCTGCTTGCTCAGCGTACGGAAACAGACGCCGAGTTACTTGCTGAAGCACTCACCGTCCTTGAGGCAGGCGAAACGCTGGACAGCGATCAAGCGGATCTGTTAATCCAAGTTGTGCAGAGACAGAGCGATCAGCCGGAACCTGAACCAGAAGAGGCTGACGAAACTGTCGGCTTGCTGAGAGACAAACTGGAACTTATCGCCAAGACATTCTAAGGCGAGGGGGTGCACTGGTTAGCCCGTTCGAAAAACCCCACGAGGGAACCGAACGGAACGTCGGTTCGATTCCGACCACCTCCACTTCACCAGGTTGCGGAGCCGCGCCTGGTGTTATTCGATTGCGGAGCCGCGTCGAACAAGTAACCTGCGATCCGATAACAACACGTTAGGAGTAGTCAGATGGACTACATTAAGCACCTACGTGAGGAGCGAGTGAACGCCTACGAGCAGGCCAAGGAAATCCTTGACCGCGCTGGCTCTGAATCACGTAACCTCGACGCAGAGGAGCGCCAGTCAGTTGACCGCGCCTTTGCGCACATGGACGAACTGAAGGCGCGGGAAAATGACTTCCGTAGCCTGCAGGACGCCGAAAAGGAAATCGAAGCAGCGACTGCTGCACACGCCGAAGCACGCACAGTATCTGTGCCCGCACCGGCTGATGAAATGGACGATGACTCGCTCATTCGGTCGCTGGCTCGCGGTGAGCGGCGCAGCGTCACTTTCGAAAAGCGCGACATCACCAAGGGCAGCACCGGTGCACCTGTACCGACCTCGTTCTTTGACCAGGTTCTGTACATCGCAAAGTCCACCGGACCGATGCTGCGCACCTCGACCGTCCTTAACACCTCGTCTGGTGAGGACCTCGAAATCCCGTCAATGACTGCTTACTCGACCGCCGCGCTTGTCGCGGAGGCCGGTTCGATCGGCGAGTCTGATCCGACCCTGGCGACCACGACCCTGGGCGCATACAAGTACGCTTTCCTCCTGCAGGTCTCCTCGGAGCTCCTCGAGGACGCGCACGTGTCGATCACCGACATGGTTGCGACCAACTGTGGTCAAGCCATCGGTGTAAAGGTTAACAGCGAGTTGACCGTCGGCGACGGTTCATCGAAGCCTAACGGCATCGTCACCGCCGCTTCGGCTGGTGTGACCGGCGGCACCGGCGTGACCGGCAAGTTCACCTACGAGAACCTGGTTGATCTCGTGTACGCGGCTGACCCCGCTGCTCGCGCTCTTCCCGGCTTCGGGCTCATGCTTTCGACGTCCGCCGTTGTGGACGCTCGTTTGCTTCAGGACGGTGCAAGCCAGTACATCTTTGCCCCGTCGGCTAGTGACGCGACCCCGGACACCTTGCTCGGGTTCCCGCTGATTGAGAACAACGCCATGGCCGCTGTCGGTCTCGGTGCTGTCTCTGCTCTGGCTGGACACTTCCCGTCCTACTACGTTCGCCAGGCCGGCGGCATTAAGTTGGAGCGTTCCGACGATTACGCATTTGCTAATGGTCTCGTGACGTTCCGCTGCTCGCTGCGGGTCGATGGTGACCTGCCGCAGACTTCACACGTGAAGAAGTTTACGGGCGGCGCCTCCTAAGAGATTAGGACCCTAAGCGTGGTGGGGGGTGGGGCACGCAGGACTCGCCCCCCATCACACTCCATTAAGATAAGGGAGAACAATGGCTTTGTACGCAAGTGTCGCCGAGGTGAAAGCGGCTCTGCATATTACCGACACGGTTGATGACTCTCTTATCACAATGGCCGCCACGAGCGCGTCGGCGTTGATCGACGGTTACTGTGGTCGCAAGTTCGATAGCGCGTCAGCAACTCGCTACTTCATTCCAGAGAACAGTTACGTGTTACAGATTGATGACTTGGTTTCTGTGACCAGTATCCAGACAAGCAGTCAGAGTGACGGTAACTATGACGTGACCTGGGCAACAACTGACTACCAGTTAGAACCTCTGAACGGTTTAGCCGACGGTATTGATTTTCCTAGCACACGTATCCGAGCCATTGACCGTTACGTCTGGCCGGTGTCGACAAGTCTCGGTGGTTTCGAAGCGGACGTGAAGATTATCGGGACCTGGGGTTTCTCTGCGGTGCCCAGTCAAGTGCAGCAAGCAGCGGTTATCCAATCCATGAGGATCTTTAAAAGACTTGACAGCCCTCTGGGTGTCGCCGGGTTCGGAGATTTCGGTGCAATGCGAGTTAGCCGAGGACTCGACCCCGATGTTGCGCAACTTGTTGCCCCGTTCGTAAAGTACAAGGGCGTTGCTTAATGGCGACGATCAGCGAGATCCGTAGCGGTCTCGCCACAAGACTCGGGACCATTAGCGGGTTACGAACAGCAGCAACTGTACCGGACGACCCGAATCCTCCGCAGGCAATAATCTTTCCGCAGGACGTCCAGTATGACACGGCTATGGCTCGCGGACTGGACACGTTTAACTTTACAATCCTAGTTATTGTTGGTCGCATAGATGAGCGATCAGCACAAAACTTACTTGACGGTTACTGTACCGGTACAGGTTCGTCAAGTATCAAGGCAGCCGTCGAAGGTGATAAAACCCTAGGCGGTGTTGTTAAAGACCTGCGCGTTACACAGATGCGCAATTACTCCGGTATGACAGTGGGTCCGAACACCTATCTGTCGGCGGAGTTTACTTGCGTTGTTTACAGCGATTAAAGAAAGGGAAACCCAATGGCAATCTTTGCTGCCACAGACTATTCCATCACGATTGGTGGAACCGATTTCAGCGCGGTGCTGGTTTCGGCCGAACTATCTATCGAGTCCGAGGACATCGAAACAACTGCGATGGGTGACACGTTCCGTACGCGCATCGGTGGTCTCAAGACCGGTACGCTGACCTTGGAGCTCCACCAGGATTTCGCGGCGAGCGCGACCGATGACACCATTTTTGGTGCCCTTGGCACCTCGGTCGCAGTTGTGCTGAAGCCGACAAGCGCAGCGGTCGGTACCGATAACCCGACGTACACGATGAACTGCTTGGTTACTCAAACCCAGCCGTTTAACAGTAGCGTCGGTGACCTCGCCACGCAGAGCGTGACCTGGCCGATTGACGGTGCAGTTACTCGCGCCACCTCGTAAGTAAGAAACCCTTAAGGAGTCCTGCTATGAAAATGCTGTTGCGTGTTTCCTCCGAGGGCGGATCCACCGTCGATGTAACCGTGTCGGCGGTGGATCTTGTCCGCTTCGAGGAAGCCTTTGACAAATCAGTAAGTAACTTCCAAAGTGATTTCAGGATCAAAGACTTGTATTGGTTGGCGCACCACGCCATGCAGAGACAGGATCCAACCTTACCGGATTTCGACACCTGGATTGAGAATACAGATCCAGATATTGAGATTGCGGAGGATCAAGAAATAGTCCCTTTGGAGACAAAGCCGTAACCTGGCATGTGGTGCATTTGGCGTATGAGTTTGGTCTCGCCCCGTCTGCTGTGCTAAGCGAGTCGCCGCGCATGATAACAACAATGCAAAGATACTTGCGTTGGCGTAACAATGAACATCGTAAAGCCCAGCAGAAAGGTCGCAAATGAAAGTTAAGGCCTTCGGGTTTCGTAACACGATCGCTGTTCTAAAGGAGCTCGACGCCGACGCCGCAAAGATAGCGGTCGATGAGATCAAACAGGAAGCCGTTGCGCTGCGTGACGAGGCTCGGCAACTTGTTGACCCGAACGGGTTAAGCGGCTGGAAAAACTGGCGCGGTGGTTACGACGCAGCAACTATTCGCGGCGGGATCAAAGTGACTCGCGCCAAGAATAGGCGCAAAGGTCAAGTCTCCAATAACTTTATGGGTGTTTTTAACACATCACCGGCTGGTGTTATCTGGGAGTTGGCGGGTCGAAAGACAGCACCGAGTGAAAGCGTATTCGTGCAGAAAGTACAAGAGAGGTCTGGTCGACCAGCCTCGCGGTTACTGTACGCCGCCTTTGACTCGTCGGAAAAGTTTAACAAGGACGATGCCTTTAAGAACATTAGCCTGGCTGTCGAAAAGGCGCAGAAGCAGGCGCAAGCAAAGTTAGGAGCATTAGGTGGCTAAAAACGCTGTGCTCATTAAACTGCTTTCAGAGTTCGACGGCAAAGACCTTGCTCGCGCCCAGCGTGAGATCGCCAAGATGCAAGCCAAAACTCAAACATTCGGTAAAAAGTTTGAGGCGATGGGGCGAAAGATACAAGATGTTGGTGCTTCGGTAAGTAAAGCCGGCGGCGGTTTAACGAAGGGTCTGACCTTACCTATCGTGGGGATAGGCGTCTTGTCTCTTAAAGCAGCCGGGGACTTTGAGAAATCCATGAACAAGGTCCGCGCGATTAGCGGAGCCACAGGTGAGGACTTCACCGATCTGCGAGACCTCGCGCAAGAGTTAGGGCGCACGACCGCTTTCACCGCCGGCCAAGCCGCAGACGGAATGTCCTTTCTCGCCATGGCGGGTTTTAAAACCAACGACATACTGGAGTCTATGCCTGGTGTTCTAAGCCTGGCGGCCGCGGGTCAAATGGATCTCGCAACTGCTGCGGATATTTCATCGAACATTCTAACCGGCTTCGGTCGAACATCTGACCAGATGTCCAGCACGGTAGATATCCTGGCGAAAACATTTACATCATCAAACACGGATCTCGTGCAACTCGGTGATGCAATGAAGTACGTCGGCCCGATTGCGGCGAGCGCGGGAATGGGTTTCGAAGAAACAGCAGCCGCCGTAGGCTTACTTGGTAACGCTGGTATCCAAGGCAGCATGGCTGGCACAACTCTGCGCAACGTCATTAGCCGACTTCTGGACCCCAGTAAAAAAGCCGCCAACACCATGTACGACCTGGGTATCCAAGCCGAGGACGGTTCATTCGCATTCTTGGACGCGGAAGGCAATCTTAAATCTTTCGCGGATATCATGGACGTTTTCGCAAAATCGGGTGCGAGCACAGCGGATCTCATGGCGGTGTTCGGTGCCCGAGCGGGACCCGGTATGGCTGCCCTACTTGGTCAAGGTTCCGGTGCGCTTACCGAACTTACAGGTATGTTGGAGACGTCCGGCGGCACAGCCGATAACATCGCCAGCACACAACTGGAAGGTCTTAACGGCGCCGTTACGAAGCTCAAATCCGCTTTCGAAGGTTTAATGATCTCTCTCGCGGATAGCGGTTTACTAGATCGCGCCGCGGATCTTGTCGAGCAACTAACAATGTTCGTAGGTAAACTGACGGAAGGTTTTAGAACGCTGCCGCAGCCTATGCAAGAAATGATTATCAAGGTGGCTGGGATTGCTGCCGCCATCGGACCGGTTCTATTGGTGGTCGGTAAACTGATAAGCATTTTCGGTGCCATTGTGGCTGCGATCAACCCAGTTACTTTGATTATCGCTGGTGTTGTGTTAGCGGCTGCTGCTCTCGCCGCCGGCTTCATGTATCTGTGGAAGAACAGCCAAACATTGCGTGACGCAGTCAAGGCTGCTTTCGAAAGAATACGTGCCGCAGTCATCGGTGTCATTGACCAGGTTAAGAAAACCCTGGAAGAAAACCGCGAAACATTAATGCAACTCCGTGACGGTTTTAAGATTGCTGCACAGTTCATTGCGGACAAGGTCGTCCCGATCATCGTCGAGTTTTACAGCATTTACCTCACGAAACTAATCCAAGTGATCGGTTTCATTATCTCGGCTTTGATTAACTTGATCGGCTTCTGGGTGAAGGTGATCGGTAAGATTGCTGAAGTATCTGTCGCCATCGGAGAGTTTTCCACCGAGGCAGTTTCGCGCATTCAAGAGTTTGTGTCGGGTGTACAGACCGCGTTTGTGGAGACGTTCACAGCCATTCGTGACTTCATCGCTAATGTCTTTAATACCGTTAAGGACACAATTGAGTCCACGATAAAAGGCGCGATTAACTTTGTGATCCGAGGCATTAACAAGATCATCGGTGCATGGAATAGCCTTAAGTTCGAAGTGCCACAGTTTACTGTCGGTGTCGGGCCGGCAAGCAAAACATTCGGCCCGTTCTCTATCGGTACGAAAGGCCTTGCTTCGATACCGGCTCTTGCACAAGGCGGTATCGTTACTCAGCCGACCTTGGCGCTAATCGGTGAGGCTGGACCGGAAGCCGTTGTCCCGTTATCTCGCGGCATGTCCGGTTCTAACAGCACCAGCAATATCGTGATCAACGTGAACGCTGGTATCGGTACAGATGGTCGCGCCGTCGGTCGCCAGATAGTCGAGGCTCTGAAGCAGTACGAAAGGCAAAACGGACCTCTGCCTGTGAAGGTTGCGTAATGGCTATCCAAGTTGTCTTTGCTTTCAGCCAGGACGCCGGCGGGGTCACAAACTTTTTTGAGCTAGATAGTGCGGTCAAGGGCAAACTTGACAACACTGTCTACACTCTCGGTGGTGATTTCTCGCTTGTAGATGTGACCGATAAAGTGCGGACACTTAGTATCTCTCGCGGGCGTAGTGCTCTGCTCGGTGAAGTGCAGGCGGGTTCTGCTTCGATCGTGTTGGATAACCGCGCAAGATTATTCGACCCGTTATCGGGTAGCGGGGCCAGTTTCCCGTACGTTGATAACATTGTGCCGCGTAAAAACGTGCAGATCCTTCTGGACGGTGTGCCAATCTTTAGCGGTCTAGTTGATGACTGGCAGATTGATTACGCCGTGTCGGGTGACAGCACGACGACAGCCATCTGCGGTGACGGTTTCTTGACTCTCGGTCAAACGAATGTAACCACCACAACTAAATCGGCGCAGACTAGCGGTGCGCGAATAGGCGCTGTGCTCACAGAGTCCGGTTGGCCGACAGGTAAGCGAGACCTGGACACTGGACTTGTCACCCTGCAAGCCGATACACCAGCAGCAAACACTAACCTCCTGTCGTACATCTCAACGATCAAAAACACGGAGTTCGGCGCGTTCTACATGGATCGCCAAGGTCTGGCTACTTTCGAGGATCGCCAAGCAACACAAAACTTTGCGACAGCCACGGTGCTAGGTTCGGGCGGTGTACCGATCAGCAGTATCGAAGTTGACAGCAGCACAGATCAAATCTTTAACACAGTTAAACTGACGAGAAAAGGCGGCGGCACGGAAACCCGCACGGACTCGACCAGTGAAACAACGTACGGCAAAAGTGAGTTAAGCCAAACGGATCTCTTATTCGACGATGACACAGAGTTGGGTGAACTTGCTGACTTCCTCTTGGCGCGACATAAAGATGTCGCCTATGAGATCACTAGCGTTTCGATTGTTGTTGATGGTTTAAATGCGTCACAGAGAGCAACGGTTGGTGCCCTCGAGGTTGCTGACCCGCTGCAGGTTGTTTTCGCACCCAGCACCGGCGCAGCAATTAGTCAGTACGCAACATTGGATCGCATTGAGCATTCTTTTACGCGAGCCGAACCGAACCACGTTGTAACACTTTCGATGAGTCAGGCGCAAGCCTCGTTTATTCTTGACAGCGCACTTTTCGGTATTCTTGACACGAGCACTCTAGGTTTCTAAGGAGCTTCAATGGCAGGTGCAGGCTTTAAGACTTTTGCAAGCGGTGACGTTCTGACTGCCGCCGATGTGAATACTTACATCATGCAGCAGCAAGTTATGGTGTTCGCGTCGAGTTCTGCTAGGGATACGGCGATCACAAGCCCGAGCGAAGGCATGTTTGCCTTTCTTAAAGATGATGATTCACTTGTTTACTATGACGGTTCAAGTTGGGAGACACTGTAATGCCTGCTGGTGGATTTAAGACATTCAACGCCGGAGACGTGCTCACGGCCGCTGACACGAACGATTTCTTGATGCAGGGTATCGCTGTGTTCGCTGACGCGACTGCGCGTGACGCGGCGATCACTTCACCTGTCGAGGGTCAGGCTTGCTACCGCAGCGATGACGACAAGTTGGAGATTTACGACGGGAGCGCGTGGACTGAGGTTAGTGGTGCGCTTGGTGGTGCTGCGATCTCTGACACTCCGACGGGTGACTACACCTCTGGTGGGGTGACGTATGACTATTGGGAGTTCGATAGCAGTTCGTCGCTGACGGTGACTCAGGCGGGGTTGGCTGATGTGCTGGTTGTCGGCGCTGGCGGCGGAGGTGGAGATAATAACGCAGGTGGTGGTGGCGGCGGTGGCGCAGGCGGGATGCTTGTTGCGACTAATGCCTTCTTGACCACGGGAACGCAGACTGTCGTTGTCGGTGCAGGTGGCCGAGCCGGTGCGGAGGAAAACCCCGGTGGCAACGGAAACAGTTCGCGTCTTGGACCCTATTACGGTGTCGGCGGCGGCGGCGGCGGCGGTCGGCCGGAACCTGATACGACGTCTAGTCCGGGTGGCTCTGGCGGCGGTGGTGGTGCTGAAAACGCGAGCAACGTTGGCGCATCCGGTACAAGTGGTCAGGGTAACGATGGTGGTACTGGATTTGGCAGCGCAACAGCGGCGCAACGTGGTGGCGGCGGTGGTGGCGGCGCGGGTGGAACAGGCGGTAACGCTATTGCATCCACAGCAGGTGCCGGTGGCGCAGGTTTGGCCAACTCGTACACAGGTTCAAGTGTTATCCGTGCCGGTGGCGGCGGCGGTGGTGGTGAAACTACTGGTGGCGCTGCCGGTTCAGGTGGCGGTGGTGCTGGCGGTGGTCCGAGCACGGCAGGAACAGCGGGAACGGTAAACACTGGTGGTGGCGGTGGGGGTTCAGCAGCAGGTGCCGCTGTTGATGCAGGCGCCGGCGGCAGCGGTAAGGTTGTTGTTCGTGTAGCGCGTCCGTACACCCCGGTCGCTGGTTTCGCTTCTATTGGTAACACCGCTACGGGAACGTACTCATCTGGTGGCGCGACGTACTCCTACTACGAGTTCACGAGTAGTGGTTCGTTGACGGTGAATCAGGCTGGTTTCGTGGACCTGCTCTGCGTAGGCGGAGGGGGAGGCGGTGGTACAGGAAACGTGACTAATCAAACCGTAGGTGGCGGTGGCGCTGGCGGCGTTCTCAATGACAATGTCTTTCTTTCCGCAGGCACGCACACGGTAACGGTCGGCGCTGGTGGTGCGGTGTCGGGTGTTGGCAACGCCTCAGGGGGTCAAGGGGTCAGTAGTCGCGTAGGTGTTTATTTCGGTGTCGGTGGTGGTGGTGGTGGTTCTTTCATGATCCCATCAGGACATCCGGGTGGCTCTGGTGGCGGCGCTTTGGAGAACTCAACCGGATCTGCGGGTATTAGTGGACAAGGTAACGACGGCGGATCAAGCGCAGTCGTAAATGCGGGCGCAGGAGGAGGCGGCGCTGGATCGGTCGGCTCAGATGCAGCAAGCGGTATCGGCGGCGATGGAGGCAGCGCTATTTCATCGTCCATAACCGGATCAGCCGCTAACTATGGCGGTGGTGGTGCTGGTTCAGGGAATCCCACAGGAGGCACAGGAGGCTCAGGTGGTGGCGATGGATCAGATGGGAATACAGGCACAGGAGGAAGCGGCACCGCTAACACAGGCGGCGGCGGTGGCGGCGGGGGTACTACTGGCGGTGCTGGTGGCAGCGGTGTTGTGATCGTGCGAGTGAGGACAGCGTAAATGAGTAACCAACTAGACGGAGGTCAGAACTAATGGCACATGCGGCACGCATTGAGGACGGCATCGTCCGTGAGGTCATCGTCGTACCAGACGACCTTGATGAGACAGAGAGTGACGCGGCGATCGAGGCGTACATTCACGGCATCGGCTTGACGGGCACGTGGATTCGCACCTCGTACAACGGCAATATTCGCGGCAGGTACGCCGGTATCGGTTTCACTTACGACGCCGATCTTGACGAGTTCGTCGCGCCGGAAGCACCAGCGGAGGACGAGGCTCCATGAGCGCAGCCGAGGTGATCGGCATCTCGGTCGGCCTGTTCGCCATACTGAGCGCGATAGCCGCCGGCCTGCTGTGGGTCATCAAGGCGCAGATCAGCATGAGCCGCGAGTTTAAACCGAACGGCGGCAGCAGCACCAGAGACACGCTAAACGAGATCCGCGCGGACGTGCGCGAGATCAGAGGCAAGGTCGATGACCACATCGAATGGCACATCGAAAACCGTTAGGAGCTAGACATGTGGAGTAAAGAGTTTTGGAAGCAGACCGCAGAGCGGGCGATTAAGACAGCGGCGCAGGTCGCGCTGTCGTTCTGGGTTGTAGGTCAAACTGGAATTCTCGACGTTGATTGGCAGCAGTTCTGGAGTATCGTCGGGCTGTCGGCTATCGCCAGTGTTCTAACGAGCCTTGTCGGTTCCGGTGTAAATGACGCCGATACACCGAGCATGGTTCGAATACAACACGAGCCGAATGTTGTCGAGCCCGATGAACATTGGGGCGATGAATACTGTGAAACGTGCGGCCGATGAAGGTAAGCACTAAGCGGCTGGCCTACAAGTTAAAGAAATACAAAGTCAAGAGCCAGTTTGTGCAAGGCTGGGACTCGCCTAGCATTGACCCTTACAAAGGTCGATCAGACTTCCAAGGTGTCTTACTGCACCACACCGCGGGTACGGATTCACTACGGTATATTTGTTTCACTAACCCGTACAAGCCGGTTCGCGCCGCGCATTTTCTAGTGGCTCGTGACGGAATGGTTTTCGTGTGTAGCGGCAGCGGTGCTTACCATGCTGGACGAGGCGGTCCGTGGAAGTTCCCTCGCCGTGGTAAAGACATTGTGATCCCGAAGGATCGCGGTAACTCTCACCTTTACGGAATTGAGATTGAGTCTCTGGGGCGTAGTCGAAAGATTGATGGCACGATGAAAGGCATGACTGTTGACCAGGTTGTGTCCACGGCAATGCTCACCGCGGCTTTGCTTAACGCGATGAAGGCGGGGCCT